ACAAAAACTGATAAATATTTTATTAAGAGTAAAAACAAAGGAATTTAAAATATGGCTTCTACATATACTACAGATCTAGCAATACAATTAATGGCAACTGGCGAAAACGCTGGTACATGGGGTGCAATTACAAATACAAATTTAGTAGTGGTTCAACAAGCAATTGCAGGGTATGAAGGTATATCTATTGCAGGTGGTGCTCAAACAACAGCTCTTGTAATGACGCAGAATGCATTAGCTACAGCTAGAAATGCAGTTATAAAATTAACAGGAACAATAACAGGAAATCAAATAGTAACAGTTCCAAATGGAATTGAAAAAACTTGGATTGTATCTAATGGTACATCTGGTGCATTTACAGTTACATTTAAATATGCATCAACTGGATCTGGTCAGACTTGGTCTACAACTGATAAAGGAATTAAAATTTTATATGCTGACGGATCTGATATTCAAGTAGCCGATCTTTCTACATTATCTGGAACACTTGCAAACTTTTCAGTAGCTACAGCACAACTTGCAACGAATGCAGTTACGGCAGTTAAAATTACTCAATCAACAATTACACAAGCTAAACTTGCATCTAACTCTGTTGGTGAAGCTCAAATCATTAACTCAACAATTACACAATCTAAACTTGCAGCCAATTCTGTTGGATCAAATCAATTAATTGCAACTGCAGTTACTCCTGCAACTTACACAGCAGCTACAATTACAGTTGATGCTGATGGCCGTATTACTTCCGCTTCTTCTGGATCAGGTGGAGCTGGAATGGGAATACTAACACTTGCAGCTGAAGGACCTGCATCAGGAACATACACAGCATCACCAACAGCAAATAGATTAGCTGTCTACATGTGGGCAGGTGGAGCTGGTGGAGCAATTAGTGATAATCCTTCTAGAAGTGGAGCTCCAGGTGGGTATGGATTTTATAATAAACCAATAACGCAACCTTTTTCTCAACCTTATTCAATAGCAGCTGCTGGTAATACTACTCCTAGTCAAAGTGGTGGGGCTGGTGGTAATACAACTTTTACAAACGTAGGAACAGTTAACGGAGGAGCGGGTGCTCCAAATGGTGGAAATCAAGGTGCTTCAGGAACTGCTCCAGGGGCAACTTTAGTTGGATTAAGAAATCAAATAGCTACTATTAGTAAAATTGGTACTCAGCCATCAATGTGTGGTCAAGCTTATTTAGGTGTATTTGGTTATGGAGCTGGTGGGACTTATTACAACTCTGGGCATCCAGGTGCTTTAATTATATTTGAGAATACAGGAACATAAAAATGTCTTATTTTATTTTTTTAAATAGTCAAACACAAGATTCTTTATACAGAATAGCTGAAAATCAATCTGATTTAAATAATTTAAATATTGATAAATCTAATTATACAATTATTGAAGACACTCAAATTAATTTTGAAAATGTAAAATATGGTTTAAAAAATGTTATTGAATATAGCGGTCAAAATATTACTTATTCAAATAACGCTTCTATTTCATTAAATAAAAACGATTTAATTAATATTATAGATGCATTTAAAATTTCTATACAACAATTTTTAAAAAATAATATAAACCATCCATTGTATAGTCGTTGGAATGATTATTATAATCAATTAAATTCTTTAAATTTAAACAGTATTACATATCCTTTAAATAAATCATTAGAACAATATTTTAAAGATTTAGGTCAAACATCTTTAAGTCCTTTACAATTACCATAAAAATTGCTATTTAATTAGCATGTTTGATAAAGAAATAGAGTTTAGTGCTCATGAAGATTATTTTGCTCTTAAAGAAGATTATCCAATTCCTGCAAAATTAAATATACCTGAATGGTATAAAAAATTAGAACATTCTTTAGAAAATAAAACTATAAAAGGTTGTGTTCCTTTTTTAGATACTTTAACCTCTGGTTATCTACTTAAAATGCCACAAGATTTTCATGTTAAACATAATGTAGATAATAAAAATGAAAAAGGAGAAATATTTAAAGATTCCTTACAAACTTTTGGTTTACATGATCAATCGCAAATATTATATGCTAGAAGTATAAATTTAAATTCAGCATTTGATACACATTCTCTTAAACAAGTAGAAGGTTCTCCTTTTATTGAAAAAAATAAAAATTTACCTTTTTATAAAATAATAAATCCTTGGAAAATTAAAACACCAAAAGGTTATTCTTGTTTATTTGTGTCTCCTTTGAATAATTCAGACGATAGATTTTCAATTATATCTGGAATTGTTGATACAGATACGTTTCCAAATGAAATAAATTTTCCAATTATTATAAATGGTGACAAATACCCTGTATTAGAAACAACAATTAAAAAAGGAACACCTTATGTTCAAATAATTCCTTTTAAAAGAGATAATTGGAAAATGAAAACATATCCAAGAAAACAAAAAGACATACAAAACTCTAGACTTTTTTATGGATTAAAATTATTGAATATATATAAAGAAAAATATTGGAATAAGAAATCATGGAAATAAAAAAATTTGTAAAAATATATGATGAAGTACTACCATGGAATGCATTGTCTAATTTAATACGTTTTGCAAATGTTTCTTCTTTTGAAGAAACAAAAATTGGTGGAAATAATGTTGCTAGAACTGATTTTAATGTAAGAAGAACATATACATTACCTATGTTTAATACTGATAATTCAATGACAAAAACTCATTGGGCTAATTTATTATATAGTTTTTTTTATAAAAATTTAAATCAATATAAAATTGATAATAATATTTTAGATTATGGATTTAAAGATATTATGGATATTGAAATATTAAAATATGAAAACACTGGTTTCTACACTTGGCATGTAGATCATTTTGCAGATATTCCTAGAACAATGAGTTGTATATTACTTTTAAATAATGATTACGAAGGTGGAAATTTATGTTTCAGAAATCCAGATGGGTCTGGAGAATGGGAAGTAGAAGTTAAACCAAATAGAATGATTATTTGGCCAAGTAACTTTTTGTTTCCTCATACAGTTAAGCCGGTGACGAAAGGAACAAGGTATTCAGTTGTAGCATGGGCACTATAAAAGATTTTAAATATAAATTAATAAAAAATTTTTTAATTAAAGAAGAAATTAAATTATTAAATGATTATTGTAGAATGAAGCATAGAGTTAATTTTAATTCTTTTGATTTTCAACAAAATGATAATGGAGATACATATTTTTATGGAGATCCATTGATGGAATCACTAATGATTAATAAGTTAGGATTAATGCAAAAAGAAACTGGGTTAGAATTATTATGCACTTATGCATTTTGGAGAATGTATACTTTAAATGCTGATCTCAAAAAACATACAGATAGACCAGCTTGTGAAATAAGTGTAACCGTAATGATTGGTTCAGATGGAACTAAATGGCCAATTTATATGAATGGAACAGAAATTAATATGAAACCAGGTGATGCTGCAATTTATTTAGGATGTGAAATAGAACATTGGAGAGAAGAATTTAAAGGAGATTGGCATGCACAAACATTTTTACATTATGTAGATAAAAATGGACAAAATAAAGAATGGTTTAAAGATAAAAGATTATTATATGGGACTCAAAAATGAATTTTGAACTTACAGTCAAAGAAATAAAATTAGAAACTTTTATTTTAACAGGTAAAATTTTTGACGAAAAAATATTAAATAATTTAATTAATACAGTTAAAAATACTAAAGATGAAAATTTAAGTTACAAAACAAATGTTAAAGGTCATTTTACTGGGTTTAATAGTTTAATTAATAATGAAGATTTTTATTCTTTTTTAAAATTAATACAGCCTTGCATATTTACTATTTATAATAAAAATTTTTCAATAAGTGAAGCATGGGGTAATATATGTAAAAAAGGAGAAGAGGTTACTGAGCATATTCATAATGGTAATTTTGCTTTTTGTGGTATACTTTATTTATCTAATGGTGGACCAGGTACATATTTTAGAAATTATGATATTACAATAAATGAAGAAATTGGAAAATATGTTTTATTTCATCCTCAATTATTACATTCTGTTAAAAAAATTGAAAATGACATAGAAAGAATAACTGTTGCTTTTAATATGGGAATACTTAAAGATTGGGAAAAAGATTCAAACAATTTAACTTGTATTAATAAAAATGAAATTTAAACAGTATGAAAATGGTTCTTGTGATATAGAATTTTCTTGGAAAGAAAGATTGACTCTTTTAAAAAATGGAAAACTGCATTTGTCTGATGAAAATTTAAAACATTTTGGAAACAATCTTATGAAAATAGTAATGGAATGGCAGTTAAAATTTAATGAAAAAACACAAAATATAGTAACTCATAGTAACGAAGTAGATTCAAAGTAAATATGGAAAAATTAAATTTTTTTACTTCTACTCTATATATCAAAGAAAAAAAAGAATGGTTAGATCATATAAATAATTCTTGTGATAAATACATAGATCAAGATTACATTAAAAACAATTTTGGAGTATCTTTTCATTCTGTAAATTTATCCAATGATGTTAATTTTAAAGAATTTATTTTATTTATTTGTAAAACTGGAATAGATATTTTAAAAGAACAAGGGTATGATACGGATATTTATTCTTTAATTGTTTCAGAATTATGGGTACAAGAATTTTCAAAAAAAGGTGGTGGTAATCATAACTCTCATATGCATTCTAATAATCATATTTCTGGTTTTTATTTTTTAAAATGTTCGGAAAAAACATCTTTCCCAGTTTTTCATGATCCTAGATATGTTAAAAAAGCTTTACAATTAATTGAAAAAAATAATAAAGATTTTACTTCAGCTAGTGAAAAAATATCTATAAAAGTGAACCCTGGAGATTTTGTATTTTTTAATTCATACATGGACCACGAATTTGTTGTAGATAAAGGAGAAGAACCATTTAGATTCATTCATTTTAATCTACAAGCTATACCTAAGCAGTTAATTAATAACGATATAAAACGTATTTCATCTTAGTTAAATATAAGGTATAAGAAACCTTATGCCTTTAAAAAAGATACCTATAAAAGCTGGATTTAACAAACAAGACACCGCAACTGCTGCAGAAGGTCAGTGGATTAATGGTGATTTTATCCGTTTTCGTTATGGCTACCCTGAAAAAATAGGAGGTTGGCAGCAATTATCACCTGAAACATTAGCAGGTGTTGCAAGAGCTCAACACACATGGACAGATTTAAGTGGAAATAAATATGCGGCTATTGGTACTAATAAAATACTAGCTATTTATTTTGAAGGTGCTTTTTATGACATTACTCCGCTTGGTACAGCTTTAACTTCATGTACTTATACATCAACAACAGGTTCAGCTACAGTTACGATTAATAAAGCAGGTCATGGACTTTCAGTTGGTGATTATATTATATTTACAAGCGTTACAACACCAGGATCACCTACTACAAGTTTTACATCAGCAAATTTTACAACAAATACTTTTGAAGTAATAGCTGTTCCAACATCTGGAACATTTAGAATTACAATGCCAGTTAATGAATCAGGAACTGGAGTTACAGCAGGTGGAACATTAACTACAACTCCTTATGTATTTGTGGGCCCTGTTAATCAAACCTATGGTTATGGATGGGGAACATCTACTTATGGAACAGTTGCATGGGGTGAAGCATCGGCATCTCCAACAGTTGTATTGTCACCAGCAAACTGGTCATTTGATAACTTTGGACAAATATTAATTGCAACTATTAAAGATGGAAAAACATATTCATGGAATCCAGCTGCATCTGGTGCTTTAACTACAAGAGCAACTGTAATAGCAGGCGCTCCAACTAAATCAGTTTGTTCAATTGTATCTGATAGAGATAGACATTTAATATTACTTGGAACAGAAACAACAATTGGAACACCTTCTACACAAGATCCAATGTTTATAAGATTTTCAAACCAAGAAGATTATAATACTTGGTTACCAACTGCAACAAATACTGCAGGTACATTTAGACTAGATACAGGAAATTACATTGTAGGAGCTGTACAAGGTAAAGATTATATATTTATTTTAACAGATCAAGCAGCTTATGTTATGC